GACACAGACTTTTATTTCTGGTTTAGGGTCAGATAAAACTAAACCAAGAAAGTCTTTCATGCCCGTTCCATATAACATGCAATTTGAGTTATCAATATATACGAAACTCAACGATGACATGCTTCAAATTGTTGAGCAAATATTACCATACTTTCAACCAGCATATACATTGTCAGTTGATTTAATAAAAACGATTGGAGAAAAAAGAGATATTCCTGTAGTATTTGAAGGAATATCGATGCGAGATGATTATGAGGGCGACTTTGACACTCGTAGGTCATTAATTTATACTCTTCGATTCTCTGCAAAGACATATCTCTTCGGACCTATTGTAGACGTATCAAAAGATGTTATCAAGAAAGTTTCTATTGGGTATATTGGTGGAGATCAGTCATCAAGTCCATCAAGAGATCTTTCATATACAGTAGAACCTCGAGCTACTAAGAACTATACTGGCACAGTAACTACAAATCTTTCTAAAGATATTGATGCGTTAGATACTACAATTTATGTTGAAGTTGTAGATGCAACGTCTATTTCCGCAGAAACTTATATTATAGTTGACAATGAGGAAATGTATGTGGAATCTAAGACTGGCAATACTCTTAAAGTGACTCGTGGATCTGATAATACTGTTATTGCACCTCACGTAAATGGGTCTGCAGTTAAAATGATAACTTCTACCGATAATAATCTGATACAAATTGGTGACGATTTTGGATTTAATGGATCATGAAGATGACAAAGAAATTCGACAAACTCAATGAGACCTTTGATGTTTCTGGAGATGTTGTCGCAACAGATACTGAAGTAGTTGAATCTAAAATTGATAGCATTTCATCTTCTGTAGAAGATGTTCGTAAAGATTATGAATATACTAGAGGAAATTTGTATTCAATTATTGAAAAGGGGCAAGAAGCAATTAATGGCATTCTTGAGTTGGCAGCAGAAAGCGAGATGCCCAGAGCTTATGAAGTTGCTGGTCAGTTAATCAAAAACGTTTCTGATGCAACGGATAAATTAATGGACCTTCAAAAGAAACTTAAAGATATTGAAGAAACAAAACAAGTTCGTGGGCCTACAAATGTTACTAACGCATTGTTTGTAGGATCGACAGCAGAACTTTCTAAACTGTTAAAAGACGGATTAGGAACTCAAGATAAATAGTTAAAAAAGACCTATGGCAGTCCCATCAGTAAATATTACAATAGAAAAAGGTACTGATCACGCATCTACTTTTACAATTACGAATGCTGATGGTTCAGCATATGATTTAACCAACCAAAGTGCTGTTGCAAAATTAAAAAAATTTCCTTCGTCTACAACATCATATTCATTTTCCTCATCTTTGATTGTTGCGACTGGAAAAGTCACGATATCGATGGGAAATACTGTGACAAATGCTTTGGATCCAGGTAGATATTACTATGACATTGTATTGACAAATAGTTCAACATCTAAAAAAACAAGAGTGATTGAAGGGATGGCTTTGGTAACGCCATCAGTTTCAACCTAAATATATTTAAATGGGTTTTTTAGATCCATGGCAGAATACAACGTTAGTTTGGAAAACAGTAGCATCAACGTATTTATTGTTCCTGCAAAAAATATAGATCAAAAATCATACGCAGTTTCTGTAGAAAAAACAATCGTGGCAGATAAACTTTCAGATCTTAATGATGTTTCAGTTTCTGATCTTTCAAATAAAGATCAATACGTTTTAGTTTATGATGCCGGAGTTCAAAAATATAAACTCGTAAATCCAGATCAAGTGCTCAACGCAGCTGCTACAGAGTCACAACAACCAGGATTGGTTGGTTATGCAGATGCATTTCTTGATCGAATGGATATTGATCTTGATGATAGAATTGATGTAGATGCTGGAACTTTCTAAAACTAAATATAATAAGTAAAAGATAATAAAAATGCCTGCACCGGTTATTCAGTTTAAAAGAGGATTATTTGCAAATCTTCCTGGGTTGCAAGCTGGCGAACCAGGATTTACAACTGATAGTTATGACTTATATGTTGGTTTAACTTCTTCAACAGGAACTAACAAATTTGTAGGATCTCATAGATATTGGACTAAAGGAACTTCTACAACTGGTAGTGGAGTTAACCTTGTAGAAGGAACCGATAATGGTTCTAGTTATATTACTATCGCATCTCCCGCTTCTCTTGCTGGTATTGTAACCTACTATTTCCCAGCAGTTCAAGGAAATGTAAGTAGTGTTTTAACGAATGACGGTAATGGCAATCTAACATGGTCTAGTGGATCAGCAAATCCAATTTTTACGGGTATTGCATCATTTACAGATACAACTGATAATGCACTTGGAAATGCTGATACTGGTGCTGTTCAAATTGATGGTGGTCTCGGAGTTAATAAAAATGTTACGATTGGGCAAAATTTAAACGTACAAGGATATTCTGAATTTGTTGGAGTTGTAACCTTCCGTGGAGGTTCAATTGGACTTGGTGATACTGAAGGCGATAACGTTGTTGTTGGTGGTGAGTTTGCATCTAATTTAATTCCTACAGATGATGATACATATGAACTTGGAAATAGTTCTAAGAGATGGAAAAACTCAGTATTTTCGGGTATCGTTACAACAAATACATTAAGTGCTGCTACTGGTAATATTAGTGGTAACCTTACAATTGGTGGAAATTTTTTTGTTAATGGATCGACAACTCAAGTTAATACTCAAACATTAACTGTTGAAGACGCTCTGATTGATGTAGGTCTTGTAAGTGGTGCAGCACCAACCACAGATCTTGATATAGATCTTGGATTACTTTTAAATTATTATGATGGTACTGCCAAGAAAGCTGCAGTTTACTGGGATGATAGTGCATCGAGAATTGTTCTTGCCTCTGCAGTATCAGAATCTTCGGGTGTTTTAACTCCATCAGGATATGCTAGTTTAGAAATTGGATCTCTGTATTTAAATGACTGTGCAGGGCAGACTCAGGTTATTTCCTGCTCTGGATCAACTAGAAATCTTATCAATATAACTATTGATGGAGGAACATTCTGATTTTAAATTATGGCATCCGAAACTGATTTGAAATATCTATTAAATACTTACCAGAAAAAAGCAATGGATTTATTTACACAACTGGTCGTTGCAGAAACTAAGTTAGAACAAGCACTCGCAAAAATAGTTGAGTTGGAAGAAAGATTGAAGCAACAAGAGTTAAAATCTGATAAATATTCTTAATGCTGAGTAATAACTCGATATATATCGGGTTCTACGGTATATACCAACAATGTTAATTTGACCTGATGGCAAATCCGAATATCAAAATTAAACGGTCAGCCGTACCCGGCAAAAGACCGACAGTAGACCAATTGCCTTTGGGCGAACTTGGTTTAAACACCTATGATGGTCAACTATTTGCTCAAGTTGACACTGGTGGAGTTGGAATTGCAACAACCGTAGCATCGCTTACTCCTTGGAAGGAGAATTATGGTGGTAATTCCATTTCCTATAATAACAATGTATCCATAGGATCTACACTTACAGTTCAAAATTTTGTTATCAGTGGAACTGTAAGTGCTGCTTCTTCAACTGGATTAACCGGGCAGTATTTACAATCTACGGGAGTTGGAGTCACTTGGACATCAGGTAGTGTTTTAAGAAATACTTCTTCGACGGTTGCAATTGCAAATACTGATACATTTACATTAAACTATACTGTAGGGTTTTTAGATGTATATGTTAATGGTGTAAAACTTGCTCCTTCTGATTTTACAGCTAGTAATGGAACATCAGTTGTATTCAATGAGACCACTTATGGTGGAGAGACAATAGATTTTCATGCATATAATACGCCATCCACTGGTGTTTCTCCAAACGTTTTACACAATCCACCAACAACTTCATCATCAACTGGATTGCCCGGTCAAATGTCATATGATGCGTCATATCTTTATGTTTGTATCTCTCCAAACAGTTGGAAAAGGGTTTCTTTAAGTAGTTTCTAAATAATTGCATAGCCTAGTGCCTTTAGGCATGAGGATGGCTTTTTAGATCTAAAAACCCCCCATCCACTTTTTAGTAGAAGAAAATGGCATTTAATAGAGAACTCTCGCAATTTGCGTCGTTCTTGGAGCTGGACGCATCTGCGAGATATATTGGAATTACTTCCAACTCAGCTTCAACAAAGGTCGGTGTTGGTACAGCAACCCCAGACTCAAAATTCGTAGTCGTTGGTGATGCAAGAATTACTGGTATTATTACTGCTGCAAACTTTAAAACTTCTGGTGAAGGCAGATTTGAAGGTCCTTTAACAGGTAACGTAACTGGTAATGTAACTGGTAACTTAACTGGCGAAGTTAATGCAACTGCATTTGATACCAATGCTTCTGGTGTTGTTGTTTCTGGTGTAACGACAACAACTAACTTAACAGTTACTTCAACATCATCTTTCACAGGTGGTATTGCAGCATCTGGTCTTATCATGGCAAGTGGAGGTGTACAAGGAAACTTAACTGGCAATGTAACTGGTAATGCTGATACAGCAACGGCATTACAAACCGCTAGAACTTTCCAACTCACTGGTGACGTAGCTTCGGCTGCAGTATCTTTTGATGGAACCGGAAACGTTTCTATCGCAGCTACAATTCAACCAAACTCAGTTGCTCTTGGTACTGATACAACTGGTAATTATGTCGCAACTGTTGCTGATGCTGGTTCATCTGACATTGTAGTCAACAACTCTGGTACAGAAACTGCTGCGGTTACTATTGGTCTTACAACA